AATTGGTAAACAAAAAAATCTACCGAAACATTTACAAGAAAAAATATTAGCGTAAGGATGAGATGGCGAGTTCAGGAACTACAAGTTTTAACATCACAATTGATGAAGTCATTAATGAAGCTTACGAAAGATGTGGTGTAAGGGTAAATTCTGGTAATGACATTAAGTCAGCTAGAAGAAGTTTAAACTTACTTTTTTCTGAATGGGGCAACAGAGGTATTAACCTTTGGAAGGTAAAATCTAAAACAGAAACTTTAGTCAATGGTTCTGTAACTTACACAACTCCAAGTGATTGTAATGACGTTCTTGAAGCTGTTGTTACACTTTCTGGAGGGAACCAACAAACTTTAACAAAAATATCTAGATCTGAATATATTGCGATTCCAAATAAAACACAAACAGGAACTCCATCTCAATATTATGTAGATAGACAGATAACACCAACTATAAGTTTGTATCTTGCTCCTGATACAAGTGCAGTGACTAATATATTCTATTATTATCTTGCGAGAATTGAAGATGTTGGAGCATACACAAATTCATCTGATATGCCGTTTAGATTTTTTCCATGTATGGTATCTGGATTAGCTTTTTATCTATCACAAAAAATTGCACCTGAAAGAATACAGGCAATGAAACTATTATACGAAGATGAACTTAAAAGGGCATTGGAAGAAGATGGACAAAGAACCTCTGTGTATATTGCTCCCAATGTTTATTACCCACAAGGATAATTATGGCATACGCAAGAGGAAAATTCGCAAAGTCAATATCTGATAGATCGGGACAAGAATTTCCATACAGAGAAATGGTAAAGGAATGGAATGGTTCATTGGTTCATATTTCTGAATTTGAAAAGAAACATCCACAATTAGATCCAAAACCACATAGAGCAGATCCTGAAGCTTTGTACAACTCAAGACCAATGAGAAGTGCACCTGTTGTAGTCGATTTAAATCCTGCATTATGGCCTGGTCAGTTTACGAGTAATAATATGCAACCATCTACAGACGCTAATGAAGAAAATAATAAAAGAGAGTTACGAGTTAGCTCAGGGGGTGTTACAATAACAATATCATGACATTCGCAGAATTAGTACAAAAGGTAAGAGATTATACAGAAGTTGATTCGACTGTATTAACAGATTCTATTGTTGGAAGCATGATCCGAGATGCTGAGCTTCGTATTTTTAGAGAGGTAGATGCTGATTATACAAGAGAGTATGCAACAGCAAACTTGAACATTGGATCACCTTACCTTGATCTTCCAAATGCACCCGGCACATCTGGAACCTCTACGACTAGAAGATCAATTATCGTAAGATCATTCTTGGTTTATGATAATACAACTAAAACAAACTCAACAGCTAAAGATTTTTTAGATAAAAGAGATTCAACATTTATCTTTGAATTCAATGACACGCAACAAACAGGTCTTCCTAAATATTATGCAAATTGGAAAGAGACAACTTTAATTATGGCTCCTGCTCCTGATAAACAATATCTAGTGCAGTTAAGCTATATCTACACGCCAGATGCACTTACATCCACAAATACTACGACATACCTATCTTTAAATGTGCCTGACTTGTTATTCTATGCGACTATGCAACAGGCTTATGAGTTTTTAAAAGGCCCGATGGATATGTACAAAATCTATTCAGACAAGTATAATGGAGCTATACAAAGTTTCGCGTTGGAGCAAATGGGCAGAAGACGAAGAGACGAGTATATGGATGGAGTGCCGAGGGTCAAAATTCCTTCGCCTTCACCGAATAATTAAAGATTTAATTAAGGAGAAATAACATGGCAATTACACAAGCAGTTTGTAACAGCTTTAAGAAAGAAATTCTTGAAGGAGTTCACGACCTAGAAAATGGTGGTGATGTTTTTAAATTAGCATTATACAAATCAACGGCGACTATTAACGCTGCAACTACAGCCTACACAGCGACAGGTGAAGTATCAGCGTCTGGTCAATATGCAGCTAAAGGCGGAACTTTAGCATCGCAACAAACATCTTTAGCAACAGGTGGCGTTGCAATAGTAGACTTTGCAGATTTATCTTTTACAGGTGTAACTTTAACTGCTAGAGGAGCGCTTATTTATAACTCAACTGAAGCTAATAAAGCAGTTTGTGCTTTGGACTTTGGTGCGGATAAAACAGCAACTTCTGGAACTTTTACAATTCAATTTCCAAATTTCACTTCTTCGGCAGCTATTTTAAGAATCGCTTAACGGAGGAGTAATGGATGTCGACTACTTGGGGTCAGAATACATGGGGTTCAAACTCGTGGAATAGTGATAATAACTTTATCGCCCCAAGTGGTGTCGTCATTTCAGCATCAACAGGAACAGAAGAAGCCTTCAACATTCAAGGTTGGGGTGGACAAACGTGGGGATTCAACGATTGGGGTAATCTAACAGATACCATCGCATCACCATCAGGAGTTCAAGCATCTTTTTCAATAGGTACAGAAGAAGCTTTCAACACATCAGGTTGGGGTGGACAAACATGGGGATTCAATGTTTGGGGTAACTTAACAGATGCTTTCGGACAACCTTCAGGAGTCCAATTAACTATATCTCAAGGAGACGAATCCGTAACAGGAGAAATCAATGCTGGTTGGGGCGGAGGCCCTTGGGGTGAAAATGGTTGGGGTATCTTTGGTGATGTACTCTTATCAGGTTTAGGGGTAACCACAGCTATATCTTCAGTTTCTGTAACCGCAGAAATAAATATTGGTTGGGGTGGTTTAACTTGGGGTGCAGGTAATTGGGGTGATTTAGCAAACCCTAATGTTGCCGTAACTGGTCAAGCATTATCAGCCTCATTAGGAAACGAATCAAACACAGCTGACGCAAATGTAAGCGTAACGGGTATAGGAAGAACCATTTCATTAGCGGGTGCAGTTGGAGGAACTTCAGTAGATCCGATACCTACGGGTGTTACTCTTGCAGCACAACAAACGAGTGCATTTGCAGGTGAATTAGTTGTTGTTGAAGTTTCATCTCCAGCAAATGATGAATGGGGCACAGAACCTTGGGGACAAGGTGCTTGGGGCGTTGGAGACGGAGTCACAATATTTGTTGGAACAGATACAGTTCAAACAGGTGGAGCTTCGGTCACCCTTACTGGAGTATCGGCGACAGGATCATTAGGAACTTTAGGTCAAGCCTCAATATATGCATTTACAGGAGCTCAAGCATCCGTTGCACAAAATAGTGCATTTGGTGGAGAGTTAGTAATTGTTCCTGTTACAACTGCATCAGCTTCACGTTGGGGTGAACAAGCTTGGGGCGTAGGAGAATGGGGTCAAGGTGTAGGTACTGATGTTTCACAAGGTGGTGAAGAAGTAGCTGTCCCATCAGTAGAAGTAGATGTTACACCAGTAACTCTTGCAATCAGTGTTGGTCAGGAATCAATAAAAGCAGACGCAAATGTCTCCGTTACAACTGCTGGATTATTACAAACATCTTTGGGTGATGAAGATGCGTTCACAAATGTTAGGGTTTCTGTAACAGGTCAAGCATTAGGCCCTATTGTAATTGGTGATTATTTAGCTGGAATAAGTATTACTGCAAATCCAACAGGCTTGGAATTGACAGCAACAGCTGGTATAATGGGAATAAATGCATGGGCTGTAGTTGACCCTGGAGCAAGTCCAACTTGGACAGTAGTTGACAAGGCAGCATAAGGCAAATAAAATTAAGTATTAAATAAAGGATATAAATTATGGCATCAAGTTATTCGACAGATTTAAAACTCGAACTAATGGTAACAGGGGAAAACTCTGGAACATGGGGAGATAAAACTAATACAAACTTAAACCTAGTACAACAAGCAGTTGCAGGTTTTGAATCAATATCAATTGCAGGTGGTGCGGGAACTACTGCCTTAGCGATGACTAATGGAACGATTTCAAACGCAAGAAATGCAGTTATCAAATTAACAGGTACTATCACAGGAAACAGAATTGTAACAATTCCAGATTCAATTGAAAAAACTTACATCGTTGAGAATGGAACAACAGGAGCTTTCACGGTTCAGTTTAAAACTGTATCAGGAACAGGTCCTACTTTTTCTGCAACAGACAAAGGAACTAAACTTCTTTTTGCTGATGGTACAAATGTAAATGATATCTTAAGCAATTCGTCTGGAGTAAATCTAGTAAACAGAAATGAAGTAAGATTTGAAGATGCTTCAGGTGGTCAGTATGTTGGCCTTCGAGCTGCGGCAACTGTCGGATCAAGCTTTACTTTAAATCTACCAACTGCTGATGGTTCATCAGGGAATGGTTTAAAAACAGATGGAGCTGGAAATTTATCTTTCGGCGACGTCGCAACAACAGGTAAAGCCATTGCAATGGCTTTAGTTTTTGGTTAATATTAATAATATAAAGGAGTATAAAACATGGCGGCACCAAATCTAGTAAACGTAGCAACGATCACAGCGAAATCTGTACAAGCTGCACTTACAACAACACTAACAACTGAGATTCTTGCTAACGCATCATCTTCAAACAAAGTGTTTAAAATTAACAACATTTTAGTAGCAAACATTGACGGAACAAATGCTGCTGATGCATCTGTATTTATTACAAAATCAGGTGGATCACCAATAGCAATTGCTTCTACAATTTCTGTACCAGCAGACTCTACTTTAACTGTAATTGACAAAAACACATCTCTTTATCTTGAAGAGGGAGACAATATTGAAGCAGGCGCAGGCGCAGCATCAGACTTAGTAATCACTATAAACTACGAAGAATTAAGTTAATAGGAGGTCGTAGCAGTTATGGCCAAATTATTTGCTAAGTTAGCTAACAGCGAAACTACATTACCTCTAAGAGACTCTGGTTCTATTTCAGGTAAAGAAGTACTTAATAGTGTCTTATTTGATGACGACGCTACAGTTGAGTCTGTTCAAACTTTTCAAAATGATGGACATACATACGTTGAAGGAGAAGAAGGTAAATTTTGGATAGCTGGTTTTTATATTCCTTCCAGATCAAAATTTACAACTCTAAATTCATATCCTAATACTTGGAAATTAGATGACACAGATCTAATTTATGGTCCACCTGAACCATGGCCATTAATCGACCAATCAATGCAAACTGATGATAGCGGAAATGAATATGAAGTCATTTGGGAAGAAGATCCAATGAGATTAATTAGAAAGCAAATAGATTCAGAAGGAGATATTATTACACCTGAAGTAGTCCAAGTGTATAATACTTCAAGTAACACATGGGAGAATGAATAATGCCAAATAGACAATATTTTAATAATGGTGGTATCATCGGTCCAGACAACGACCCACAAATATCAGCAGAACAAATTACAACTTTTTCTTCATCAGGAACTTTTAACCCATCTGCAGCAACTGCCGAAATTTTATTAATTGGCGGAGGCGGTGGAGCAGGCCCAAACCGAGGAGGTGGAGGCGGAGCGGGAGGCTTATTGCACTCTCCGAGTCACCCACTTAACGGATCACCTTATCCAGTTTCAATTGGAGGCGGTGGCGGAGGCGGCGGTGGCGGCCCACAAAACTTTCCAGGTTCGGCTGGAGGACAATCTACATTTGATGGACACACTGCACTTGGCGGTGGTTTCGGTGCGGGACACGGAGGAAACTCTGGAGGCGGCGCTGGAGGATCGGGCGGAGGAGCAGGACACGCAGGAGGTCCAGGATCTCCAGGTCCAGGTCAACAAAGTCCAAGTGGTCCTTTTACAGGACACGGAAATCCAGGCGGAGGGGGCGGAGACCCCGGAGCTGGAGGGGGCGGATCAGGCGGAACAGCCTCTCCTAGAAATACAGGAGGCCCTGGAAAACAATTTGATATTGAAAGTCCAACAGCTTCACCATCACAAACACACTATGCTTCTGGAGGAGCAGGCGGAAGAGGATCAGGTCCCCCAACTCCTGGAGGAGGCTCAACTGCAGCGGGCGGTAACAACCAAGGCGGTGGCGGAGGAAGCCACGGACCTGTAAGGTCAGGATCTTATCCAGGCCAAGGTGGATATGCAGTATTCAAAGAACCAGGTGGATTTGCTGGAGCTTCTGGAGTGTGGACTTTATCTGAAGTTTTAGATCTAGTTGCAGCAGGTAATTGGTCGAGCAGTTAATTGTTGTTTGATTAACTTTAGTATAAGTGCTAAAGTTCTGCATGGTCTTAAAGCACAAATATATCTACTACAGAAACGTATTTCCTAAACATCTTTGTCAAAACATAATTAAATATGGTTTAGCAAGAGGCCAATCTCATGATGCTGAAGTTGGAGATAATAAACGTGGTAAAGTTGTTGATCCTGTCATAAGAAAAAGCAACGTAGACTGGCTTGAAGACAAATGGTTAAATATTAAGCTTTACAGAATTATTGAAAATGCTAATAGAATAGCAGATTGGAATTTTCAAATTGATGCTGCTGAACCCGTACAATTTACTATCTATAAACCAGGCATGCATTATGATTGGCATGAAGATGCCTTTGTAGGTGCATATGACAATCAAGATAAACCCTATCTAAATGGAAAGGCTAGAAAAATATCTATGTCAGTGTTATTAAGTGATTTCAATGAATACAAGGGTGGCGAGTTTGAAGTGGATTTTGGCAATAGAAAAGAACCTACAAGAACTGTCTATGAAATGCAAAACCAAGGAGACGCTATAGTGTTTCCTGCTGATTTATTACACAAGGTCAGACCTGTAACACATGGAACAAGATACTCTTTAGTCATGTGGAGTGTAGGATGGCCATTCAAATGAACGTATTTAAACAAAAAAATTATTTTGTAATTAAGAAAGCAATCTCAAAAGAATTTGCAGAATTTATTTATAACTATCTTGTTCTTAAATCTAATGTCGTAAACAATCTATTTAAGGATAAATATCTAGAACCTTTTAATACCGATTGGGGAAGCTTTGGCACTAATGAACAAGTCAACATACCAGAAACATATTGTTGTTATGGTGATTTTGTCATGGAAACATTATTACTTAAATTAAAAGGGAAAATGGAAAAACTTACAAAACTTCAATTGATACCAAATTATTCGTACACAAGATTGTATAGAAAAGGATCTATCCTACCAAAACACAAAGACAGATTCAGCTGTGGTATATCAACGACCCTCAATCTTGGTGGAGATCCATGGCCAATATACATTGAGCCTGACAGCACTTACGGAAACAAATCACCTCAAGGTAAATATATTATGAGTGATAGTAAAGGTGTCAAAGTTAATTTAGCACCTGGAGATATGTTAGTTTATAATGGCATAGATTGTGAGCATTGGAGAGAAGAGTTTACAGGAGAGAAATGTGGTCAGGTGTTTTTACACTATCAAGAGACAACACAAAGAGGTTTAGCTAATAAATTTGATGGCAGACCTGCACCAGGTTTTCCAGCTTTCTATAGACAGACTAATGAAGATTAATAACATTGTTATTGTAGGGGGTGGTTCATCTGGATGGATGACTGCAGCAACCCTGATTAAATTATTTCCAAGCAAAAAAATTACACTTATTGAATCTAAAAATTACAAAATAGTAGGTGTGGGTGAGAGCACATTGGGTACAATAAATCAATGGCTTTCTTTGTTAAAAATAAAAGATAAAGATTTTTTACCATACACAGACGGAAGTTACAAACTTAGTATTAGGTTTGAAGACTTCTATAGAAAAGATGAAAGTTTTCATTATCCTTTTGGGTTACCTTATGAGGATAACTTATGGTCTGGAAAAAATACTTGGTATTTTAAAAAGATGTTGAAACGAAATACAATGGTTTCGAATTATGCAAATTTTTTATATCCCCAAATGCAGTTAGTCAAATACAATAGAATAGGAAGGAATAAAGATGGAGAACTTGGTAACTTTTCATTTGCAAACGATACAGCTTATCACTTTGATGCAACAAAGTTTGGACAATGGCTAAAAGAAAAAATATGTATTCCTGAAGGTGTTGAGCACATAATCGATGATATTGAATCTGTAGAACAAGATGAAAATGGTATTGTATCACTTAATAATAAATACAAAGGTGATTTATATGTTGATTGTACAGGCTTCAAATCATTGTTACTTGGAGAAAATCTAAAAGTTCCTTTTAAGAGTTATGAAAATCTTTTACCAAATAACAGCGCATGGGCTACAAGAATTCCATATGAGGATAAAGAAAAACAATTAGTACCATATACAAATTGTAAAGCTGTCGAGAATGGTTGGATTTGGACTATACCAAGCTGGAATAGAATAGGTACAGGCTATGTCTATTCTGATAAGTATATAAGCGATCAGGATGCTTTGGCACAATTCAAAAAACATTTAGGTAGAGAAGATATAGAAGCTAATAATATAAAAATGAGAATTGGCATGCATGAAAAGATTTTTGTTAAAAATGTAGTTGCAATCGGATTGTCTGCAGGTTTTATAGAACCATTAGAAAGTAATGGTTTGTTTACCGTGCATGAATTTCTTATTGAATTAGCAAGAACATTAAGAAGACCAAATGTAAATCAATTAGATAAAGATGAATTTAATCATTGTTGTAAAGGCACATTTGATCGTTTTGCTGAATTTGTAGCCGTGCATTATTACATGTCAGCTAGAGATGATACACAATATTGGAGAGATCTAACAAACAAATCAATAGCTAAAGAAAAGATGGGTAGCTATGATATTGAAAGATTGATTGAACATAAAAATAATTATAATTATTATAGTGAAACAGGACTGCAATGTATTGCAACTGGTATGTATAGGTTTCCAACAGATGACATTGCATTGACAGCTGAGAACTATTTGAAAGAAAAAACTAATGATTGGCTTATAGATAAATACGGCAAAGATATTACAGAAAGAGAACGAGCAATAAAAAGATGGAAGGAAGTTGCATTAACAAAACCAAAATTAATTGATGTGCTTACAAAAATACATGCAAAAAGAGATTAAAACCTATATTGAACAACCTGTATTCTTATTTGTAGATACAATAAAACTAGATATCAAATATTTTAAACATAGGATTGAAGAAGGTATTGCACACGAATCAAATAAAAATTATCAATCAAACGTTCAATCTAAAATGACAGCTTGGAATTTTTTCTGTGATGATGAAGTATTCATTAAACAGATTTTTCGTCCTGTGAGAGACATTATTGAAAACAAAACAAATGAGGGTAAATGGAAATTACACAATGCATGGGGCATAAAACAATGCTACGATGAGAGAACAATAGATCATAACCACAGACCAAGCTTTGCTTCAGGTGTTGTCTATTTAGATGATTGTGATCAAGAATTACATTTTGATCAAATAGACCAGGTCATAAAACCTCAAAAGGGTTTGTTAGTATTATTCTCTGGTCTATTAAGCCATTATACAACTAGAAATAAATCAAATGACAAATACGCATTATCATTCAATCTCTTCTACGTTTAGTACGGATTGGATAATTATAAGTAACATTGATGTGAAAGGTTTGAAGACACAAATTAACAAACTTACTAAAAAATCAATTGAAGTAAATGTTGAAGAGCGATCTACCTCTGGTGGAGTGTCAAGGCAATACGATATCTTTTCACAAATTAAATATAATGCAGGGTTACCTACACCATCACAAAAATATTTTCATTATATAAGAGATGAGGTACAGAAAGCTTTACATGCTAAATTCAACCATAACTTTAACTTACAATATATTTCAGGTTGGACTGTGATTGGAGAAGAGCATACATATCATACTTTGCACAAGCATAACTACAAAAACAAAATAAGTGTTGAAAAGAAAAATTTAGAAGTGGCCTCTGTGGTCTATTTAGACATGCCTAAATATGATGAGAAACATTCAAAAGATGCTAACAATTTCTATTGTGTTCTTAATAATGAATACATAAAATATTATTCATACAAACCAAAAATAGGAGATCTTATTATATTTCCTATATGGTTATGGCATGGGTCATATCCACAAACTAAGGGCACAAGACAAACACTTAACTTAGATTTTAAATTATCATGAAAATAAAAGTAATAGATAATTTTATACCATTACAAACACAGAATGAACTGAAAGATTTGATGATCGGTAGAGAAAGAATATTTCCTTGGTTCTTTATTCAAGATGTAACAAATGCAGGAGATCAAAATAGACCTGCTGTACAACATGAGTTTTATAATTATATAAAAGGTTTAAACTCAAATTATCTTGAAAATATTTTACCTGTTGTCAAAAAGTTTAACAGACCAGATCTTCTTGTATTGAGAGCTAATTCATTTTTACAGTTTCCAAATCCTTTGTATAAGGAGTACGATACTCCACATATAGACATGCCAAAATATCACGAACCCTATACAATAGTCTTATATTATGTTTGTGATTCAGAAGGAGAAACAATATTTTTTAACTCTAAAAACAAAATCGTCAAAAAGGTAATGCCCAAACAAGGACGAGTTGCAATCTTTGATGGATCTATTCTACACACAGCCTATCAACCTACAAAATCTATGAGATGTATTATAAATTTTAATATAAATAATACATATATGGACAATATCAGTTCTTTGACCATTTAGACAAACCTTACATAATGGTGTAAAATACGCTTATGCCATTAACTAAAGTAAATTTTGCACCTGGTTTCAATAAACAAGCTTCTGAGTCAGGAGCCGAAAACCAATGGGTTGACGGAGACTTTGTAAGATTCAGATATGGAATGCCTGAAAAGATTGGTGGTTGGGATGAGATTAAGGATTCTAAGCTCGTAGGTGCGGGAAGAGATATCCATAGTTGGTCAGATTTAGCAGGAAGAAGGTATCTTGCCATTGGTACAAACAAAGCTTTGTACATCTACGATGGTGATGATTATTATGACGTCACCCCTTTTAATACAGCTCTGGCTCAGTCAGGTTGTAATATCACAACGACTAGCGGTTCAAGAATTGTAACAATCACTTCACCTGCACCACACAACCTCGAACCAGGTGACATTGTATCTTTCGTAAACGCTGGATCTTTCAATGCAGCACAAACAGGATATGTTGCATCTGATTTTGACAATGTATTATTCGAAGTGCAATTAGCTCCAACAGGATCAACCTTCACGATCCAAATGCCCAGCGCAGAATCAGGTTCAGGAACAACAAATAATGGAACATTAGATCTTAAAGCTTATTTTCAAATAGGGCCATTATTACAAGGTTTTGGTTTTGGTTGGGGTACAGCATTATGGGGTGGATCAACTTGGGGTACACCAAGATCAACTTCATCAGCAGTTTTAGATCCAGGTTCTTGGTCATTAGATAATTATGGTGAGTTGCTTATTGCAACAGTGAAGAATGGAGTAACTTTACAATGGGATCCAGACAACGGGAATGGTATTAATACACGAGCAGTTGTACTGACAGGAGCTCCTACAAAATCTGTTATGACTTTGGTTTCCGATAAGGATAGACACCTTATACATCTAGGAACAGAAACAACAATCGGTAATACAGCAACACAAGATAAAATGTTTATTAGATTTTCAGACCAAGAAAGTCTTACAGATTACACCCCTACCTCTACAAATACTGCAGGTTCAATGCGAATCGATAGCGGAACTAAAATCGTTGGAGCTGTAAAGGGTAAAGATTATACTCTAATACTCACGGACACATCAGCTTACCTGATGCAATTTGTAGGTCCACCATTTACATTTAGTATTCGACAAGTTGGTTCTAATTGTGGATGTGTCGGTCAACATGCAATCGTATATGCAAATGGTGCAGTATATTGGATAGGAAACTCAGGTGGTTTCTTTATGTTTGACGGAACAGTAAAAGCTTTACCATCACTTGTTGAGGACTTTGTTTTTACAACAGAAGATAGTGCACCTGGATTTAATTTTGCTAGTGGTAGTGAGCTGTGCTACGCATCGCAAAATAGTTTGTATTCTGAGATCTATTGGTTTTATGCTGCATCTAATTCAAATTTCGTAAATAGATTGGTTGCTTACAATTATGCTGAGCAAACTTGGTACACTAGCACCTTAGCAAGAACAACATACACCGATACAAAAGTATTTAACGATCCAATAGCAACAGAATTTACTGATAATGTTGTACCAACGACACCCGTAATTCAAGGTGTGTCTGAGGGATCTTCGCAGGTATTTAACCATGAGGTTGGTAGAAACGAAGTTCTAGCCAATGGAACTGTGAATGCAATCCCTGCATTTATCCTCTCTGGAGATTTTGATTTAGATGCTCAAGGTGATGGTGAGTTTTTTATTAAGATAAGAAGATTCATACCAGATTTCAAATACATAAATGGTGATGCAAAAGTAACACTTACATTAAGAGATTTTCCATCTGAAACGCAGGCTAGCTCACCCCTAGGGCCATTTACAGTTAACTCATCTACGAGTAAGGTAGACACAAGAGCAAGAGCTAGGCTTGCAGCAGTAAAAGTAGAAAACGATGGAATAAATCAAAGTTGGAGATTTGGACAATTTAGATTTGATATACAACCTGACGGAAGAAGATAATGGCTAAAGTACAAGTATTTTTACCTGAACCTCCAGAAGAATTTAATACAGATTCTTTTAGACAAATTAACTTGGCTTTGGAAACATTACAGAATCAATTAAATACATCTTATCAAAGAGAACAAAAAAACGACAGCGAAGCTTTTAATTATTTTTTATCATGACAATTCAATATAAAAATCAAGGATACAAACAATCTGGCACGACTAAAACTACAGTGCTCACATGCCCAGCGAATGCAACAATTATTGTAAAAAGTATTTATGTTGCAAACAATGATGCTTCTTCAGCAATTCTTGTAAACATGAATTTAGTAGACTCTTCTGATTCGAGTACTGAGTACGAATTTTTCAGGGATGATGTTGCAGCTAAGACCCAAGTAAATGCTACACCACAAACATTGAATTTAGAAGCTGGTGATGCAGTTACAGTTCAAGCAGCTACAGGCGGTAATAAAATTCAAGGTGCTATAACATATGCACAAATAGATAGATCACAGGAAAATGGCTAGAGTTAAATTTTTACACTTTGTACCTAGACCAAAGCCTAGAAAAAGGCCAAGAAGACATACCAAGAGCCTTAACAAACATAAGAAAAGATGTTATAAGAAATATAACCGACAAGGACGATAATGAGTGAAAAACAAAAAACAGTAATAATCAATGGAGAAGAAGTACCAGTTCTTCCTGCAAAAGCAGAAGAAGAGGTCGTGAACAAAAGAACAGGAAAAAAATATGATAGCAAAGATCATTTTGATTCTGATGTTGCTGATCCCAATACTGATACTACTTCAGATGATTTACAAATTAATCAGAAAATAACAGTTGCATCTCTTGAAGTATTTGGTAAAACCAAATCATAATGCAACCAGCAGGCGGTACTGAAATACAACTCGCATATCTCAAAAAATATGTGGATGAGGGTGTGCTTTCTTCAGTCCAAATAACAACCTCGATACCTGAGAAAGAACCATTAGATCCATTAAAGCCTAATATCCTTTGGCTTAAGAATTCCTACGACCAACCAAATCTAGCGCCATGGTTTCAAAACAAAGAGAATCATAACAAGTATGATTGGTATGTATTTAACTCTCATTGGAGCTTTGAGAAATACAGATATTTTTTTAAGATACCTGAAGATAGATGCACAGTAATAAAAAATGCTATTGACTTTGATGAGCTTCAATTAAAAACAGATTTTACTCCAAGACAAAAAATCAAAATGTGTTATATCTCAACACCTTGGAGAGGTCTTGAAGTAGCCTTAAATGCTATGGAAAAGATTAATGATCCCGATATTACATTAGATGTTTATTCAAGCACCATTATTTATGGTAAACAATTTCATGATCACAATGACAAAAGTTATGAAAAATTATATGAAAAAGCAAAAAGCTTACCAAATGTAAATTATATAGGTTATTGCGATCACAAAACATTATTGACTAAGCTGAAAGATTACGATGTAAATTGTTTTCCTAGTATTTGGGAGGAGACTTTTTGCATATCAGCTATGGAATCATTAGCAGCAGGCCAGATGCTAGTGACAACAGATCTAGGTGCATTACCTGAAACATGCTGTGAGTTTCCAATATATATACCTTTTACACAAAACAAAGAAAAATTAACAACACAATTAGTTGAGTGTATTTTACAAACCAAAAAAATATTGTCCAATGACTTATCGAGTCATTTAAAATTTCAACAAGACTATTACAGAAGATTTTATGATTGGAAGTATATTGCAAATAGTTGGGAGAACTTCTTAAAAGGAGCAATACATGTCAAACGAAACAAATAAAAATCATATTATGATATGCACACCTGTGCACTCTGATGTATCAATCCATTATATGAAAGCATGTCTAGATCTACAAAAAGAATGTATATTAAATAAAATAAAAATTACTTTTCAATTAATGAAATCGTCTCTTGTAACTCAAGGGAGAAACTTATGTGCCTCTGCCTTTATGAATTCTGATGCAGAGTATATGTTGTTTATTGATT